GGAGATTGCTACAGGTGCCGGCAAGACAGTTATTACAGCCGCACTGAGTAATGCTGTGGCACCATATGGTAGGACCATTATTATTGTTCCTAACAAGAGCTTAGTAACCCAAACAGAAAAAGACTATATTAATATGGAGCAAGATGTAGGCGTGTACTTTGGAGATCGCAAAGAGTTTGGTCGCCAACATACTATTTGCACTTGGCAAAGTTTAAATATTTTGTTAAAGAACACAAAGAACTCTATAGGAGATGTTACTATTGGAGAGTTCCTAGAAGATGTAGTATGCGTTATTGTCGACGAAGTCCATATGGCCAAAGCCGACGCACTCAAGACACTACTTACAGGAGTAATGAGTCGTATACCCTTGCGTTGGGGACTAACAGGAACCATACCCAAAGAACCATTCGAATTTCAAGCCTTGAAGTGTAGTCTTGGCCCAGTGATCGGTCGACTTAGTGCTAGCGAGCTACAAAGTCAAGGGGTTTTAGCACAATGTCACGTGAATATTGTGCAGTTAGTTGACCATGCAGAGTTTACCAACTATCAAAGTGAGTTAAAGTTTCTATTAGAAGAGCCAGATAGACTTAAAACTATAGCACAACTAATAGCACAGGTTAACGCAACAGGCAATACGCTAGTATTAGTAGACCGTGTAGCCGCCGGCCACGCATTAGTGGACTTGTTAGGTGACCGAGCGGTATTTGTTAGTGGTGCAACAAAAGCAAAGGCAAGACAAGATGAATATGACGAAGTGGCTGATGCTACTGGAAAAATCATCGTGGCCACATACGGTGTGGCCGCGGTAGGACTGAATATCCCGCGTATTTTTAATCTTGTTTTAGTAGAGCCCGGTAAGTCGTTTGTTCGTGTCATACAGAGTATCGGACGAGGAATACGAAAGGCCGAGGACAAAGATCATGTTAATATTTACGATGTGACATCAACTTGTAAATTTGCCAAACGCCATTTGACCAAGCGCAAGCAATTTTATAAGGAAGCTAACTACCCCTTTACACAAGAGAAATTGGAATGGAAATAGATTTACAATTATCTCCATGCCACCGATTGTAATTTGCTTTTCCTCCTACTAATTTATTACAATGTAAACATTGATACTTAGGCTTAGCAACTTTTAATTTTTTAACAGTTTCTTCGGTGTGCGGGATCCCTCGGTTGTGTGCTGGCTTTCCTTTTAACCAAGTATTAGATCTTCCTTTAGCGGCAATTGATAATTTTTTCTTAGTTTCTTCTGATACCACAACTACTTTGCCTATTTGACTCTGTCCAATTTTAAGTTTGGTTTCTTCTGAGTGCCGATAGTGTTTTCTAGAGTCAAGAATTTTAGCTATAGTTTCTGGAGCAATAATTTTTCCTTTATGAGCGATAGACAGTTTTTGTTTTTGACTGTCAGACATCGCCCTGCCTTTGTTTGGTGAAGGTCTCCCTTGACAAGATTTGGATAATTTTTCTCTAGTTTCTTTAGATACAGTTTTGCCTTTGTGTAGTTGGGAGGAATTTTCAGCTACTTTAATTTTAGCAATTTCAAACGCACTTCCTTTAGAAATTTTTCTTTGTTGATTGGGATTCTTTGTTCTTAGCATCATCCATAAGGCATACCACATACTTTTTGTGTGTGCAGGATCGATGGTCATACGAGGTAACAAAATATGGGCTAATCGATGTTCTTTTGCAGTAAGTTTTACCAAATTATCTTTACTGTTTAACCCACCCAATGATTTAGGTATAATATGATGTTTCTCTGTATATGTTTCTTTTGGCAAATCTCTTGACTTTGCCCGGTCAATGATGTTATAGTAACACTTAGTATATTTGTTTTGTAAATACATGACTGATAGTTCCTTTTCAACTGTTAGAGTCAATGGATGATGCAAACATCGCGATTGACATTTTTATTTATGCTGGAGAAGAAAATTCGCATTTTGACCCTTGATAACACCCCCTTCGATCTTGACCATCTCCCAGAAGAAGTCGATGATATGCGTTTTGCTATATTAGATAATAGTAATCCGCAAGATCCAGATTATCATTACATACCATTAATTTTCCTAGAAAGTTTTAATGCACCAGCATTGGTATTACGAATTGGTACAAATCTTATCCGTATGCCTGTAGATTGGCAGATACTAATTGGTGAACCAGACCTAGGCGACTTAGAAGTCTTGCCATTAACTGCTATTAATGATCGTGGGTTCAAGGCATTCCAATTCAATCCACTATCAAGTTTCCGCCCAAGTTTTCTTGATATTGAGATTGTGGATGTGTACCAAGAGGTGGCGTGGTATGCTCCTAAATTAAAAAACGGCCAGATGTTGTGTATACCAGTTACAGATGGTGAAAAACCTGACTGTGTTTATTTTGTAAAAGATATTAGCCGTAACTGCGAAGTGGTTGATTATAACAAGGCCTGGTAGTGGATAAACTTAATATTGCCAACGAAATGAATTGTTTTGATCGCAAGGATCGAGATTTTTATAATAGCCTTACTGAAGAAGAGCGTAAAAAATTTAGTAATTATCTTATGATTCGTTGGGGAAGTAGTGTACAAGGAAGCCGTGACTTACAAGAGTTTTATTTGATCAGTTGTAATGAGCGACTAAACAAACATTTTTTTAACATAAACAAACACCCAAAGCTACAATGGCTGTGTGCTACCAGCGTTAGTCCGGGACTAGGCACCCATAGACATCAATGGATTGCTCCTAAGAAAAAGGAACCAGGCGCTAGTGGTATTCGTAAACAATTAGCAGAACTATATCCGCATCTTAAAGATGATGAGTTAGATTTAATGGCTAAAATTAACACTAAAAAAGACATTGACGCTTACTTAAAACAGTTGGGCCAAGAAATTAAAAAATGAAATACACTTGTCAGTATTGCAAGAAAGACTTTATAAAAGAGTCCAGCCTGGCTGTGCATTCGTGCGAACCTCGCCGCCGTAGACAAGAACAATCCGAGCGTGGAGTACAATTGGGTCTGCAGGCCTATCTTAAGTTTTATCAACTTACACAAGGTAGTGCCAAATTAAAAACATTTGATGACTTTGCTGACAGTCCGTATTACCGTGCCTTTGTAAAGTTTGGTCGTTATTGCGTGGCAGTAAAAGCAATCAATCCAGCTCGATTTACCGAGTGGGTGTTAAAACAAAATAAAAAAATTGATCATTGGTGTAAAGATAGCGTCTACAACGAATACCTTATGGATTATTTACGAGTAGAAAATGTAAACGATGCATTGGCCAGGGCCATGGAGTTTGGTATAGACTGGTCAGAAGAGTCTGGCAATCCTCCAGAAGATTGTTTACGCTATGGTAACAGTAATAAAATGGCCTATGCTGTTAACACTGGTCGTATTAGTCCTTGGGTAATTTATAATAGCGAAAGTGGACAAAAGTTTTTAAGCGAACTTGACCCAACACAAATTGCCATGGTCTGGCCGTACATTGATGCAGACTTTTGGATGCGTAAGTTTAAAGATTATCCAGCAGACCAAGAGTATGCCAAGGATATATTACAAAAAGCAGGATGGTAGAATGTCAGCAGATATTGACTTAGACTTAGCAGATAGAGATCAACTGTTAAAGTTGATTACTGCTACACCAGCACGACAGTCGCATCAAGGGCAAGTTCGTCGGCATAACTCTGGTGTGTATGTAACCAGAATACCATATGATCCTATAAATGAATGTGCCGCAATAGATTATGAACTAGCAGAAGAGCGTGGCTATTTTAAAATTGACTTGTTGAATATGTCAGTGTATCAATTAATTAAAAGCCCAGAACACTATAAGCAAATATTAAACCAAGAACCAAATTGGAGTAGGCTATGGACCGACACAGAGTGGGCCAAACAATTAGTACATATTGGAAATTACACAGCGTTATTGCAGTCAATGAAGCCAGATAGCGTTCCTAGAATGGCGGCGTTTATCAGTATCATTCGCCCGGGAAAAGCTCATTTACATAACAAGCCCTGGCCAGAAGTATTCAGTCGGTATGGGACGGTGATGAATCTAAAGGATTTGTGTTTAAAAAAGCACATGCCCTGGGCTATAGCAAACTGGTAGCCCTACACATGAATCTGCTTACTCCATCCGTCGAACAAGAGTAATAGATTTTCGCTTGGACTTTTTGCGAGCCATTTCGCTTAAACTGCAAATAGGCCCGTGCAATATTGCCAAGTCCTTGTTAACAAAAGTCCTAAGATATAGTTTAAACGGATCCCATTCGGTCTTAAGGAATATGTTAATAGGAATACTACGATTACTTTCCCACCACCAAACATTGGCTAGTTCTAAAAACTTCTTTTTAGTATCTAAATCTTGAATACTGCCAAAATCGTAGATTGTGGTAATTGTTTCGTCTTGATTTTGTATAATACCCAGATATTCTGTGGCAGCGTAAACACACAGCGTTATAAACGGGTATTTTTCGGCTAATTGGGTAAAAACATCATTATTCATATTATGGGATATTTATGGTTCGGGTTAGGCCTTTAAAACTATAAATACAAATATGTATTCTACCCAAGCCTATATATACCAACAGATCACATCAGTATTATTGATAGACACTGGCGACGGAGAAACTTTCACTTATAGGTATAATCCCGTGTACGCCAAGAAACTAACAATTAACAAGGGAGTTGATAATGTTTTATTATTTCAATTCATCAACCAAGAAGAAAAACCTGTAGATATTACAGGTAGTTCGTTTATGTTCCGTGTAGTTAATACCGCGGGCACAGAAATGATAGTTGAACAACCAATGGTCACTCTAAATGCTCCGCTGGGACGTGCAAAAGTGACGTTACCGGGCTCAGATTTGCTAGAAGTATTGGCTCAGCCAGCAAACTACAGTATAACTCGTGCCAGTGGAAACCTTAATGAAGCAGTGTTTACTAACGCACAGTCTGGCGCCCGTGCGCCATTGGATATTGTTGATAGCTCATTCCCACGCTATGTACCAAGTGCTCCACTTACTATTCCTACCACCAAATTGTCCGCCCAAGGTAGTTACGATGGCGCCAGTTTTGCTAATTATGCAACCCAAAATAATTATTGGGCAGGCAACCCCAATGGTGCTAACTACTGGAATAGTTTTTTAAACACAGAATTCTTTAGTAGTTTTGTAGTACCTAAGCAATCAATAACCACGGTTCAGATGGACTTGGTCGGATACACAGGAACAATCAAAGCGCAGGCCGCCGAAAATTATGAAAGTATTCCGTATAATGTTACAGAGAGTACCACCTACTACAACGAAACTCGCACCATTTATATGAACATTGTTGGATGGTACCCACTAGTTAGATTATGTTTTAATAACAGCGTGTTTGCCACACCACACCAACCCGGTATTCCGGCCATGGCCTATGCTATCTGTGTAGAAGGTGTAGTTACTAGCATTGTGGTCCAGAATGCTGGATCTGGATATTTGGCTCCGCCTCAAATTGATATTATTGGCGACGGATCGGGCGCCACAGCGGTAGCCACACTTAGCGATACTGGATCAGTTGCCGGAATTGAAGTTACCAATGGTGGGTCTGGATATTGGGTAGTGCCCAATGCTGGTGTAAATACCAATACCCCTTATCCGGTGCCACCAAATAATCAAGGCGCTCTGGTATTGATTGGTACCGGCTTTGTTCAAAATCTATACTACCGATAAACTTGCATCTTCCTAAACAATCTGCTATAATGTAGTATGATTGATGTGCTTTCCTTTTTACCAGGCAAACGAAAACAGACAAGTTCGGGCTGGGTTTCAGTAAATGCACCGTGTTGTGTACACCGTGGTGAATCAGTCGATCGCCGTATGCGTGGGGGTATAAAATCCTCCCCCGACGGTAGCTTCAGTTGGCATTGTTTTAATTGTGGTTATACGGCTAGTTTTGTTCTAGGCCGTAATCTTACATTCAAAGCTCGTAAATTATTAGAGTGGATGAATGTGCCACAAGAAGAAATCGAGCGTATAAATCTTGAAAGTTTAAAACACAAATCGATTGAAGGATTACTTCAAGAGCGTCAAGTAGTAGCCGATCGAATACAAGGTATAGAATTTGAAGAAAGAGATTTGCCTGCTGAAACACACCCACTTACTGAATCGGCTGAAGAATATTTGCGTAATAGATGCATACCTTTAGATTATCCTTTTATGTACAAGACAATGCCACGTCGTGGTATTGTAATTCCGTTTACATATGATAATCAAATTGTTGGACATACTACACGATTTTTAGATGATCGCACACCTAAGTATGTTCAAGACATACAACCGGGTTATGTGTTTGGTACAGACCTACAAAAATCAAATTGGCAATATGTAGTAGTTATGGAAGGTGTATTTGATGCACTCAGCATTAACGGACTAGCGGTATTACACGCAGAGATCAATGACGCACAAGTTAAATTAATACGCAGTCTAGGCCGAGAAGTAGTTGTAGTTCCAGATCAAGACGAAGCTGGTATGAAGTTAGTAGATCGTGCAGTAGAGTTAGGATGGGCTGTTAGTATACCCAAGTGGCCAGATGGTATTAAAGATGTAAACGATGCCGTAATTCGTTTGGGTAGGTTAGGAACTTTGCTAATTATATTAGAAGCAAAAGAAACTAGTAAAATTAAGATAGAAATGAGGAAGAAAGCATTATTAAAAAAATTAAGAGCGTAGTTTGCAATTATCGCCATGCCACTGTGAATAATTGCCAGTATCACATGTTTTCCCGCAATGAGGGCATGTTTTCTTAATTTGTGATGGGTGTCTACCTTCTTTAAGTTGTCGGATAACTCGTTCTTTAATTAATGCAGGATCTTGAAATCTGTGTATTCCTTGTTCTACTAGACTTAATTGATAGTTGCGTTGTATGTCTCCGGACAGTAAATGGTGTGTACCGTTATTAACTCGTTCAACTTGAACTCTTTGTTGAATTTTGCCACCTAGCCATGAATGTGTGCCACTTGCTACTAGTGCTTGTTGATAAGCACTAGAGATTTTACCATCCGCTAGATGAAATGTACCATCTGCAATTCTTTTGTGAATAGTATTGTTTTTGCCAAGTAAGTTGTGAGTGCCGTTGGCTACTCTATCGTGTGAAGGGTTATTCTCGCCAACAAAATTATGCGCACCTTTTGCAATCCGCTTTCGATTTTCAAGAACCATCAGGGTTGATTTTTCTTTAGCCGATAACTTCATTGAATTAGCAATTAATGTGCATGAAGCATAGTCGCCTTGGGCATAATGTATATCAAAGTGTTCTTGAATCGTGACACACTTAAGATTTTCGATGTTATTATTAGTGCGATTGCCGTCGATATGATGTATTTCGTAGGTACGACCATCTTTGTCTTTTGGAATAGGTCCGTGATGATTTTCGTAGATTTTACGATAGTTAGTAGTTGATTGATAAGTATTCATGCTGATTGCTCCTTCAAGCGTTAGAGTA